TTAAGTATTTAATTTCTTCAATATAATAATCATCTATCATATTACGCTTTCCATACTTATCCCAATTTGACATTTGAGTTTTGCTGTAAGAAAAAAATATATCCTTTTCTTCTTGATTCATAATTTGCGTGTTACCGCTTACTTTGTTTGTAATTTTGTAATTTGTTTTCATTTTTCTTTGTTTTTAATTGTTAAATTATAGTTCATAAAATAAAGTATTAAAATTAGCTTCGGTTTGTTAGCTTCTGCTTCTTGAGGACTGTTACTTTTCATTTCCACAGTCAATACACAAGTGCTTCGCCAATCTTTAGAGTTCTTTTAAGGTTTGCTATTTTTCATTTTTAGTTTTAAAAAAGTTGATTAAGTTTTTTTATTACAATTTAAACAAACAATACTTAAATGCTTCCTCGTTTACTTTATTTCAATGAACTTTTGTTGGTACAAAGATACAACAAAAAATGATATAAACAAGTTTATTCACAAAAAATATTAAAAAAAATGCTTTTATATCTAGTAAATTTTTTTAAAAAAACTTATAAATTAAGCAAAAGAATGCTAAAAATGATTAAAAAATACAATATAAATAGACGTATATTTGTTTGTTTTTCGCTCATTATAGCGGCATTAATAGATTAATAGGTGTTGTTCCTCCTAAAACCACCCCACAGGCAATAGCAGGCTTTTTACCTCTTTTAGCGTATGCCATTGCATAAGTATCATGGTCAATCCCACAACCTACCTGCATTCCAAATACTCTAAAATTTTGTCCTACATAGTGTTCTATATAGCATTGAGTATGTAGATGCCCTTGTACTGTGTTCATCATATCAGCCCTACATTTTGTTCTGCTCGTACCTGCCTCCCCATGAATGTATTGAACATTATCTATAACTAACCTATCTACAAATTCCCATCCAGGAACTTCTAAAACTTCTTTATAAGACTTAATCCACTTGCTAGGTATTAATGAGGTTTGGGCTTTTCGCATTATCATCCTATCATGATTGCCTACTATTACAGTTGCTTTAGGGAAAACCTTATACCATTTAGCTATTTTACTTATTGCATGTTCTAACTCTTGCTTTCCTGTATATTCAGCTTCAATATCTATTTCATGAAAACTCGTATAATGATTATCTATAATATCACCAATCATCACTACATCTGTACAATTCCAAGTTTCATATTGCTCCAAACAAAACTCTAAGTATCCATCTAAACAAAATGGTTCATGCAAGTCGCCAACAACTAGGACGTTCCTAGTGTCGGCTTCTCGCATTTTTTCAATTACCGCTATCTCATGCGGCTTTAATCTGTACCTGTTATTACTTCTTTGCACTATCAGCTATACCCTGACCTAATACAAGTGTTAAACAAGCATAAAATAGTTTTGTAGCTGTTTCTTCATCTACCCCTATGTATTGAACCATTAAAGGTATTACAATAGAACTTACAGCATACCAAAACTTTTTAGATTTCATCATTGTTAAAATCAACCAATTTTTCATAATTATTATTTTTAGTTAGTAAATTTATTTTAATTATAAAGCCAAATAACATCTTGGTCTTTTTGTTTATCAACATCACAATGTACAAAACTCTTGCCGATTCCAATTCTTGTTATTCCCACCTCCATTAAAGATTTAACTATTATATATCTATCTCTGCTGCCATTATATGCTATATCTGCTGCACGACCTACATCCCCTGTGTGGCTAGAACCTACACGCCCCCCAATCCTTTGATTCCACGCCTTAGTTCTATATCCACTATTGATTTTAAATGGAATACCTGCATTATGCCTAGCATAGTCTAATTTTTCTAGGAATTTTTTGTCCATTTTTGAACCTGAGTTTGGTTCGTCAGGGCTGTCAAATTCAGATAGTTTAAAATATTTTAAGTCCAAATTATATGTAATATGATTTGTAAATCTTGCAGCCCTTAACTTCTTTAATAAATATGTTACGCATTTTAACACTATTATCTGTTTTAATATACTTAGGGTTGCTGCTATTTAATTTTCTTTTTTTCATCTGCAATTACCACATGAATTTAAACAATATCTTCCGCCTGTTATTATGTTTATTATTTTACAAATTATTGTTTTCATATTTTATAAATTTATAAATTGTAAATCCTATTGCCAAAACTAAGGATACAAAAGTTAATATTTCGTTGCAATCTGTTAGGCTAAAACCAATAGCTGAACCATTAGCCAACCCTACTTGTATTGTGTCTTTTAAGTCGCTCATTTTTATTTAATTTAGGCTTACTTTCCAAGTAGGATTTTAGCTTAGTTATATTTGTATTTTTTGGTTTATAGTGTTTCTTCATTATGTTAAATCAGGAGTTAAAAAATCTCTTAATGTTAATTTGCTACCCTGCATAGGCCTTTCAAGATTCATACCTGCATAATAATTATCAGTTGATGGACTAACATCTGCACCGCTATTTGTGTTGTAAGCAGGATAGCTTGACACGTTATTTCTAATATAGTCTATTAACCTTTCTCTATAGTAACTTGCAGTATTCATAACCTCCTCTCTAAGATGCTGTGCCTCTTCTGTTGTTAAAGCTGTTCCTGTTTCTGATGTTTTAGAATAAATATTACCATTCTCAAATTTGAATCTCAAAAATGGTATAGCATGATACACCGCATATCCTGGCAAACATTCCGCAATATAATCATCTACCAATGTTTTGTCTGCACCTGCTAATGTTCCTGCTGTTATCTGTGCTTTCAAATGGGCTGTTAAATCTGTACCTAGTGCAGTTTCTATATACAATTTCTGTGCTTCACGCACAAATGGCAATAAAATTGCAGGGTCTATATTTAGATTCAAAGCTGTTGAATCTTTTAGTTTATCTTCTGATATAAATAATACGTATGCCATAATCTATTTTGGTAAAAATCCGTTGTTTCTCATAGTCTTAGGCGCTCTAGCAACTAAGCTATCATTTCTTTTTATTGTAAAGCCCTCACTTCTAGCTTTTGTAGCTGTTATAATCTTATCTGTTGTAATATTATCAGGATAAACAACAAAACCCTCATCACTAGCAGGAGCCTGATACACGATTCTGCGGAAGTAATGATGGCAGTTGCCGCCTCCTTTGTAGAGCCAAATTGAGTAGGTAGCAGCACCTCTAGGCCCCCATCCTGGATTTACAGGCATTGTTGACATTCTTAAAATATCTTCTTTACGATACACTTTTTTACTAGCCATCATCAATTTACAAAAGCTTCTAGTTTCGCCCTCTTGCCTTAAAGCATTGTTTTTAGTGTACATGTATCTTACCTTAAAAAACTTATCGCCATCTTTATTTAATCCATCCTGCTCACTTCTAACATTTGGGTTTTGCCTACCAGTAGATATAAACTCAAATTTTTCACTAGCTACCTTATTTAATTCCTTTTCAAAATCAAAATCCTGATGCTCACCATCTACTATTTCATCATCTACAATTTCCCAACCCTCTGGAACGTCCTCACCAAATTCCTCAATAAACTTAGATAGTTCTGTTGCCTCTTCATGCCCCTCACACGCCATATAAGCCGTTTTACCCTCATATTCATGCTCATGGTACCCCTCACACCCTTTTGTTTTTGCGTAAGCCTCAGCCTCTTCTATGGTGCTAAAAACAGGCTCTCCATCAATCATGCCAACTTTGCTGAGTTTTACATCCTGCTCTATTGTATCTTCATCACCTAAAGGCTCTAACCCTAATTCCTCACGTATTTCATCAGTAGTCATTACCTCACGTATTGTCTTAGAGTCAAATTGAACTGTGATTGGTTTTAATTGCACAAAGCGTACAGGCATATCCATATTGTTAACTTGGAATATTTTTCTAAGCTGTTTGATTAGCATATCTTGGAAAGGAATAATCACTGTTTGTCTGTAAAAATCAGCAGCGTTTATTAATTCATCAGTATTTGAAGAAAAGCCGTTTTTGCTATCAATACCCATTAAAGTTTTAGATGTTACTCTATGGCCGCTTAAAATGTTAGATGTGAGAAGCTCCTGTAATGCTAAATATTGCTTATCCAAATCAGATGGTGTTATTGCATTTATTTCAGGTGTTCTAGTCTTATCATCTGAAAATGTAAGAATAAATTTACCTGCATTATTTTGCCCTGTAAATTTAGCCGCTAAACTCTGCTCTATCTGATGCCTCTCCTCTTGCGTTGGTATTCCATTAGAAAAATTAATCATGAAACTCCCTGAAAATCCTGAGCTTATTGCGTTGAGATGGTACTCACTAATCCTAGAATCTATTAAAGCCCAGTTATTACAGCTAACGTAATCAGGAGTGTAGTAGCTATTCATATTAGGGCTATAAAGACCTGCATACATTATTTGATTTGCTGAGGTTCTATCATTAGCATTAAAAGCAGGTACGTAATAAGGTTTATTTTGTCTAGTATTACTCCAATCAGAACTTATATAATATCCTGGAGTTTTGCCAAATTCATTAGGTCTTGCACATCTTATTTTTTCAACAGGCACGTGATATATTTCTGCTATTTGTGTTCTATCTTTACTCCATACAATATTAAGAGCAAATGCACCTTGTAGTTTAAAATCAAAAGACAATTTTTTTATTACTTCATGTAGGCTTTCGTTTCCGTTTGCCCTATCCATAAAGTTTTGTAGTTTTACCCTAGCCTCTAAATCTCTATCCTCTTCATCTTCTATTATCAAATCCTCTCCTGCTATCATTTCTGAGGTAGCATTAATAATAGCTGCTGTAATAGAACTAGAGTAATATAAGTCTATTAAGAATTGAGGGTATAAATTACGCCAATCATCTGTTCCGTATTCTATCCAATCCCTACCTCTAGCTTCGGATATTATTGGTGCTGTGCTAGTTTCTAAATTAATATTAATAATATTGTCTTTCATATTTTTTTATTTTATAAAGCTGCTAACCATGTATTGACATTAGCTGTTAATGCCGCACTTGTACTGCTGTATATTTGTATCTCTCTCATGGTACCATCATAAGGGGATGCATCTGTTTTTCTAATACCTATTGCATCAATATCTGCTGTTCCTGTTTTAGTTCCTGAACTTGTTTGTTGAACACCATCTACCCACATATTAACTGTACCGCTAGAACGTGTCAAAACCATGTACTGCTCACCACCAAAATTACCACTATTTAAAGTCAAATCTAGGGGAGCTGTACCATCAATTTTTACTCTTATTTTATTACTAGCCTGAAATCTTAAAAACTCTCCTGTTTCTGTTTGGTCTGCTAATAGCGTTCCTGTTGTCGCTGTTACGTTAAAACGAATACCAATAGTAAAATCACCTGCTAATTGTATTTGCGTTCCATCTAACTCTAAACATTCGTTATTTGTAGGGTCAAAAGTTAAAACTCCTGCTGAATATGCAGGTTGTTGTGAAGCATCCAATTGTTTCATTGTAAAACCATTGCCTGAACTATCTCTCCATTCGCTAACATCAGAACCATTTAAAACAATTCCTGTTGCCATTTTATACCACGCATAAACATTATCAGAGCCAGGTGTCCAACCGCCTTGAGGTCTTATTTTATTTAAGCTTAATTTTTGACTAAGTGATAACATATTATGTAGTTGCTCCCTCGCTGTAACCTACGCCAACTCCGCTACTAAGCTGTATCTGCGTAATATTCATAAATAAAGTTGTTCCTGCTGGTAGTGTTGTTTGTAATGCTGAATCTCCTGTTGCATCTGCTACTGTTATTGAACTTACCACGCTTTCCACAGGAAAGTAAACACAATACCAATCCTTGCTAGTTTGGTCATCTGTTGTAAATATCTCAGTTCCGCCATTTTTACCTAGCTGCTCTGTTAATAATTGTTGTACGTTTTCTATTGCCATTTTTTAATTTTTATCCGTTATAAATATAATTGTTTTCTTGAATACTAGCTGTTATACTAGATGTTGCTGTTTCGCCTACACTTGAAAGCGTAACAACAGGATTTTCGGTATATCCGTTTCCTGCATAAGTAAGAGTTACACTATCTACAACACCACCTGATATAGTACATGTTGCAGTTGCAGGAGTTATACAGTCGCCTGTTATTGTTATAGTAGGAGCAGTTGGATAACCTATACCTCCATAAGCTATATCTAAGCTGATAACTTCCCCACCATTTTGAGTATATTGCACCTCTTCTGTTCCGCTAAGTTCTGATACTAACATTTTGCCTTTTGTAACTAATCCTTGTACTACACCTCTCCTTATACTTGCAGGTAGTAATACTGCTAATTCAGTTGATGGTGCTTGTTCATTATCTAATGCTCCAAAAGCCCCCCATGTTACCTCATACACTTCATATTTCCAATACCCAGCAGGTTTTAAATCAACACGCCCTAAAAATACATCAGGTACAGCGTTGTAGCTAAATGAGAATTTACTATACCTGTTGTATAATTGCTGCTCAGGATAAGCATATTGTACAGCACCACTCATATCATTAGTAAACTTAAACAAATATCTTGTATTAGTATCATTAGCAGTACCAATCCTCACATCCTGAGTTTGTATGTATGCATGAAAGCTAGAATTTGTTGTTGCGTGTATCATAATTAGTGTACCTATTATATAATAGAAAAAAGTCTTATTTATTTGCTAATAAAAGAAAAAGAGGGCATAAAGCCCTCCTAATCAAGAATATATATAAAAACTAATGATAAGTTTTATGATTTTACAATAGTACCCATTGTGAATCCTGCATTATCAAATGGTTCAGAGCTATAATCTGCTACCATTGCAAAAGGCTCTGCCTCCATGCCCGATAGTGTAAGATTGTAACCGCCTCTATCACCGAAAGCAGCCCCAGTAACCATAGTTCCTGCATTAAGTTCCATTCCGTTAACAACCCCCATTCCAATAATTACATCATGTCCGTTTGTTAATTGTGCATTTAACTGACAAAATACAACTACTTTTGTTGAAGCTAATAATTTAATCTCGTGTTGGTCTTCTTTAGTTAGTCTGTTTAAAATCACCTCTACTGTTGGCTCATAGAATACTGTTCCGTTTTCTCTACTACCTGTTATCGTATCAGTAGCTGATGCAACGCCTAATGGCATTGTGTAACGATATAAAGTGTTAGTGCCCATCTCAATATCTGTTATTTCACCATTAGAAACTACAATACCTGTTCCATCAATAGGAGTGTCAAATTCATCATAAACTCCAAAATAAACGTATTTGATGCCACCTGATACTCTATTACAATCAAGCCCTCTACCTTTAGTTAAATTAGTACATGCCATATTTTTTTATGTTTTAAAGGTTATAGAGGCGAGAGCCGAAGCCCTCGCATCTGTTAATTTAGTTTATTATGATTGTCTAACAATGTCAGCACCAATACCAGTTTGAACACCACCTGAGTAACGAACAACTAATCTCATGTTGTCGCTGCCATCTAGGTTAGCCATGTCCATTAAAGTAATTCTAGGGCCTGTTCCTGTTTCGCCAAAGTCAGAAACTAAATCAGTTCCCCAGTATAAGTTAGATTTTTGTGCTGCTACTAACTGATTGTCTAACATTCCAGGACAAACAGCAATTTTGTAACCCTCAAATACAGGCTCATAGTCGCCATTCATGTTGTAAGCATTAACATATCCTAATGTAGATACTGCTGAAACGTAGTAAGCGTAAGTTTTAGGATTCATGTAAATGTGTGTATCTTCTTTTGATAAGATATTAGGAACATTAGCTGCCATGTCAGCAGTTAAAGTTTGTAAGTTAGCTATGATGTTAGCTGCTGAATAAGCACCTGATGCAGTTGATTGTACAACTGTTGCATCAACACCTGGTAATAAGTAACCTACTGCAGTTCCTAAGAACCCTGTAAATTCTCCTGCATTACCTGCAACACCACTCCATATAGAGTTTTCTGTTGCATCTGCAATAGTGCTACCCATGTAAGATATTACATAGTCTGTAAAATCAGCAGGTGGCATACCCTCAGGTCCTGACATTTTAGCCGATTCCCATCCTGAAACTAAGTTATTTTTGCAAAGGTCAATGTTTATCTGTAAAGCCTTTGGCTCAATAATTTTATCAGCGAGAGTTAAAGTCCCTGCATCTGTAAAATCACATGTAGCATCTGCTACTAAATTTGCACCTGCAAAAGTTTGCAATGCACTCTTATAACGAACATTGTTTACTTGCGTTATAAAAGATAAAGATTTTGCCTCTTTCAAAGCGGCTGCTAGATATACCCCTGCGGATTTACCTGCATACGATTGATTTACTGTAAAAGCCATAATTTTTGTTTTTTATTTGTTAATTATTATTTATTTAAGTTATATAAGAATCTTTCTTGTTTAGAAAGTTTATTGTATTCTTTTCTTGACAATACAGGTCTTGCTTTGTCAGAACTAAATTTGTTTGTGTTAATTGGAGCATCAGCAGGACTTGCCGATAATTCCGTTTTTAACTTTTCGTTTTCAGCTTTTAATTTTTTTATTTCATCTTCTGCTGAAAATTCTACTACTTCTGTTGTTTTAATAGACTTTGGATTTGTAGATGGCTCTGCTGTTTCTTCTGCCATCTCTTCAACATCACCTGTTTCACCTATCTCTCTTTTAAGGTCGCTAACCGCATCCTCTAATTGCTTTATTCGCTTCTCCATGCCCTCCCAATCATAAACTGCTGCCTCATCATCATACTCATCCTTATCCTCTTCTTCTAATTGAGTTTCTTCTGATGACATTTCTTCTTCTGTTACTTCTTCTTCCGTTTCTGATTCAATAACTTCTGAAACAACACCCTCTTCTTCTACTCTAAATGATACTCCTGTATCTGTTTTGTAAGTTCCGATTGGAACAAGGATTGTCGTACCGTCTTCTAATAGTACTGAGATGTCTACACCTGCTTCTAATTCTTCAGCAGTAGAAACGAAAATAGTTCCACCATCTTCTGACTTAGATTGCCATCCTAATTTAATTTCTTCCTCAGTTTTGTTTAAACCAAGTGCTACTAATATTTGCTCTTTAATATCCATGATTAATGTTTTAGGTTCTGTTATATAATAGATTTATTTTGAGTTTGTTTGATTTTCACGTATTATCTCATTTAAAGCTGATAGTATTTCTTCATCTGTTGGTGTTCTCTCTGACATTTCCTGCATACGATTTGTAAAATATCCCTCAATTGACAACCCACGTAAAGAGCCGCTTTTTATTTCTCTCCAAAGTTCATCATTTGTTATTTTCATTTTTACGAACCATGTGCCATTAGGCAAATCATAGCCATATAATTTAGATTTATCACTATCACCCTCTTTTATCCATGATTCTACTGTTAGAACTCCTGATACCCTTTCGTTGTGTTCATGAGTAGCTTTATGATGGTTGTTATGTTTTAAATATAACTCACTAGCCTTGCGTACTGTTTCAGGACTAAAGTAAACATAATACTCAGAGTCTGTATTAGGGTCGTATCTAAATATATGTTTGTTAGGTATTAATGCAGGACTAACTAGCATTCTTTTCTCTTCATCTACCTTAGCAAAGGTTAGATTATTTTTTTCTTTACCAAAAAACACAAAGTCTTGTTCTATTGCAGGAGAGTTTACTAAGCTAATAGCATCAATAGCTAACTCCTCACTATCATCTGCAATTACAAGCTCTACAATTGATGTAGTTTTTTCGTAATAGTCTTTATTGTCTTGTTGGCATTCGGTTAACGTGTCATATTTACACTCACCAGTATTGCCGAATTTATATTTTCCGTTTTCGCATTTTTTACATGGCATATTATATAATAGATTTAATTAATAATTTGTTTGATTTTTATATTGTAGCTTGTCGCCTAATGTTAGCTAATTGGTCTTGCGAATTAGTCATTTCATCAGTTACAACAAAAGCTTTCATAGGCTCAGGGGCCAATCCTCCGCCTAATTCAAAAGCCCCTGACATCATTTGTGGTGCAGGTGTTTGTGGTACCATTTGACCTGCTCCTCCGCCACCGCCTCCGCCACTTGCACTTGGCTTAGAACCTGCCGCAATTTTAGCAATATTTGTAGCGGCAAAACCTGCTGCTAGTCCTGCCATCACTAACGGATAACCTCCTGCTGTTGCTGCTGTTAGTGCAATATTAGCATTTGCTGCCGTAAAGGCATTTTGTACACCTTGAACTCCTGATATTGTAGCTTGGGCTATTGCGGCTGCCTTACCTATTGCAGTACCCTCACCTGCTGCTTGTTGTATCAGTTGTAGCCCCTGCATTGTGGCATCTTTTCTAAAAGCCTGTAAGTCCTTTTCTAGCTGTTTTTTCTTTGTTTGATTTATTTCTAATTGTGCAAAATAATCATTATCTGCCTGTATAAGTTCGTTGTTTACTTTTGCAACTAAAGCAGGCATTAATGTTAAATCCTTAGTCCTTTCAATATTTTGGGCTTTCTCCTTTTCAAATGCGGCATCTCTTTTAGCCTGTGCCTCAGCTTCAATAGCATTGATTTTGTTGTTTAATTCTATTTGCTTTGTTGTACTTTCTTGTTGTATGTTAAATAAATTTACTTGTAATTCCGCCTCTCTATCTAGTTCTTCTGCCCTATTTTTACCATTTATTTTAGTGGTTGTCATTAAGCTTTGTTGCAATTCCAATTCCTTTTGAGCATTTGATATCCTTGTATCTAGCAATTTGTTTTCTATGTTAAATGCATCTTTTGCTGCTTTTAACCTCTCTTGTGTAGATTTAGTAACATCCTCTGCTATTAATTTTAACCTTTCAATTTCTGCCCTTTGTTTAGCAGTTTCTACTGTTAAAGCCCTATTACTATCTGCTAATCCTTGCTGTGCTTTTTTTAATGCTATTGTATATGCAGTATCAGCCAATATTTCTTGGCCTATGTTTTTAAAAGAATCTTTCATGTCTTTAAGACCCTCCTTGTTGCCTTGTATCAACTTAACCAAACCCCCTCCAAATTTTGCTACTCTATCAACTACTACATTAATTGCAGCCCCAACACCTGCCATAGCCCTTTCTAAAAGTTCTGCACCCTGTTTTGTTTTAGCAAACCATGTTGCGATTGAGCCTAAAGCTAAAACAAAAACCCCCAAACCTGTTGATGCAATACCCGCCTTTATGCTTTTAAACATAAATTTCGCTCCCTTTGCGGCTGATGTCCATGCCGCTTTCAAACCATTAATAGAAAATCCAAGTATTTGCATTTCTGCAACAACCTCCTTTCCCTCTTCATTAACATCCTCAATATTTTCTTTGGTTTTTTTAATTTCTTTATTCCACTCTTTTTGGTCTTTTGATACCGATTTAATATTTGATTTTACTTCTGCTTCTATTACTAGTTTATCTGACATATCTTTTTATTTATAGTGCTACTCCTGTTTTTATTTGTGTGAATGTTACATTTAAAGCCCATTCTAAAGTCATATTATTAGTTCCTTTTATTTGTAACAAGAAATTAGTTCCTGATACTGCCCCTGTTGGTTGCCATCCTGTTGTAGTACCTGAGCCTTTAATTGTATCTCTTTCTCTTTCTATGCTTAATGTTCCAGACTTGTTAATTACAACGCCACGTTCTACCCATGACTTATAATCTCCAACTGCTCCTGAGCCGCTAGTACCGCCAACCCTAACTGCTACACAATCAGCATGAAAATACATTATAGTGTTATCAGGTACTACTACAAAAGAATCTGTTGTATTATTTAAATAAGAATTTACAGTATTGCCATCTGTTGTTTGTCCACCATATAATAATTGAACACTTTGCCTTTTGCCTAAAACGTCTGATGTGGCATTACCGCCTATAACAAAAGAGTTTGTTTCTCTAACCTCTCCTAAAGTGCCAAATACAGCAGTATTATCTACCTGTTTAGTAATTTGGTTTCTGCTACCTACTAAAATGTTGTTTCTTGACACGTCAATAACCTCATTATTCTCACCCATTATATAGGTGTTGTTAGTGCCTACTCCTGTTACGTTTTGTGAGCCTTGTACGTTGTTATTTTCGTTGTTTAGATTTGCACTTAAATTAGAACTATATTTAAAAGCTTCACAAACCCCTGTTGTTGGGTTGTAGGTATATCCATAGGCTTCACATTGTCTTTGGTTAGGAACTATCTCATTCCTGCCATCTGTAAATGTTACAACTCCTGTTCCGCTAATCTTTGCAGGTTTTATTGCAAATCCTGTTATGTAAGGTATTGATGCCATTATATAATAAGTATAAATTCTACTGTTGCTAAATCGCCTGGTTTGTAATCTATTTTGTTTACTCTATATTCTCTATTTTTGATAAATACAGTATCAAAGAAATTAAAGCTATTCATATCGCCTGGAGTTAAATTTACTTTTAATGTCATAGTCCTTGTATCTGCATTATATAACTCATTATAATAAGGTAGCCAATAAAGATAGAATAGGTTGTTTGTTGTTGCGTTTCCTATTGGATTTATTAGCTGACAATCCCCAAAATGAAAATCATTTGTATCTGTTGCTAATGGTGGAATAGTTGTTACAGTTGGTATATCTGTTAAATGGCTAAATTGTAAAAAGTCAATCATTTGCTCCCCTGCTTCTGTGTTTTGAGCAGGTATATAATACGTGCAACTTGTTAAGGTCTTTACGCCATTGTTGAACATAATTCTAGGGCTATTTGCAAACCCTTGAGATGTTCCATCATCAGCATTATAAGAATATATTGCAGGTGTAATAAAATCAGGAAATTGAGTCATTAAAGGCTTTGGTACTGTTGCTGCAAATGGTTCTGCTATTATTTCTTCCTCTCCTGTCAATATTGTAGGAAATCCATTTCCTGACAATGAAGCATCAAATAGTTTAGAACCATATAAATGCCCCTCAGTATAAACTCCATTTACTGACTGCTTGTAAACATTAAATACATAATCATCTTCATCTTCTACAAATTTAAAAGTAGTTAATCTTTTTAAATCTGTTAGTGGTGTTAATTTAATTTCTTCTACATCTATTTTGCTAGTCCAATCTAATTGCTTACTATTAGCGTTGTTTAAGAATATCTCATTATAAGGCTCTATTAATATATTGTTTGGATTTGATTTATCAGGTATTGAAACTAAGTTAAACATTGTCAATATACCCTTTATTAGTTCCCATTGTGATAATTCGCCACGTTCTTTTATTAATAATGATTCTACTGTTGCTGCATGGTTATTGTATGTAACATTTAGATAAGACGTAGTAGTATCAGACTGTTCTATGTCATTATCACTATTAAAAGTAGTAGCCTGTAATCTTATTTGCTCATTTGCTTGTAAAACAGTATCAAAGCTGCCTGACAAAGCACCTGACCCCCCTGCATTAATTGTTGGTGAATCTGACTGGAATATTTCTGTAACCACGCCTGATTGATTCATTCTAACTACTCTCATTTCAACAGTCCAATCATCAACATTAGGGAATGGCTTGTTTTCTAGTTGTATTCTAAATGAAACATTTACTTCTAAATTATTTACATCCGAAATAAAAGCATAAAGAGTATTATTCCACAAGGCCGTACTTGTACTACCATTGTCTATTGTTAATGGTATTGATGTATAGGATGGAGATTGTGCAATAGTTGTATTAACTGCATCTGTTTCCCTTTTTAATATATCATCTCTAATAGGAGCTGCCCCTGTGTTTTCTTCCCCCCAATTAAAGTCTATGTATAATTCCTTAAATTCATCAGTATCAAAAAACGCACTTGTATAGCTAAATGGAGAGCCTGTTTGATAAAATATTCTATTTATTAAATATCTAGCCTGAATAAAAGGTCGAAAGCCCTGCTCTAATTGTGTTAATTCAGGGTCGCCTAATGTAGCACCTGAGCCTGTTGAACCATTAGCTACTAACATCTGATGATTCCAATCACAAAACGGATATTTTACTGTGCTGTTTGGTTTTCTAAAACCTGATGTGTCAGGATTTGTATAAGCAATTCCTGTTCCTGATGTATTCCAACTATTTTTTATATTTGATTTTACATAGTCATGCTCTAGCTCTTCAAAACCTAAATCTGCTAATGTAGCCTCTCCCAGCATGTCTGCTAGGGCTATCACTTCTGAATATAAGTTTACATTGTAACTTATCTCGCCCTGCTTTTCTTGTATATCTATTAGTCTTAAATAGCCCTCAAATAAAATAAATCCATCTTGTTTTAAAATACTTTTAGTTTTAACATATGGATTAAATACTAGCCCTGTTGTTGAACGTGTTACCTCAAAAATATTATCAAATATTAAATTATTCTTTTTAGTGCCTGGTAGCTTAAAGGCTTTTGAGTAAGATTGTACCTGCTCTGCTGCATTTTTAAAATCATCAACACTTAAAGTTAATGGTATGTTTTCATCTTCATACAGGTCGCATATAACCTGTCCATCTTCTAATTGATAAGTTGTAGTTGTAGTTCCTGCTCCTTGTTGCAGTACCGATATGCTGTTAATTAGTAAATTACCTGCTACAGAACTTTGGGAAGATATGCTAATTGTATTATCAGAGGCAGTTGCTGTAAACGTACAAGTATAGGTGCCTACTGTAATTGGTGCAGCAAACTGCTGTATTGCAATTTGTGTTGAGCCATCATAAGCTCTAATGTCTAAACTTTCATTATTAACAGAGCCAACATCTACTGTAATATCATAATTTTGCCCTATTGTCAATCCTGAAAGTCTTTGATATACTCCTGTCATTGTAGTAGCAGCAGAAGAGTTTAAAACTAATGTGCTGCCAACATTGCTAGGGTAGGCAGCCTGTGGTGCTAACAAAGGTGTTCTAAATCTATACCATGAATTTATAATAGATGGCGGTGCTGCTGCAATAATTCCAGGCGGATAATTTGTAACCTGCTCGTATGTTGGTGCTGAATTTATAGTGCTAAAGTTCATGCCATCTACAACAAACTCAGTAGAACCAATAGTATAAGTATTGGTTGTAGTGTTATACTGCCCTGTATAAGATTGTGGATATAATATTAGTTGCGTGTTCATTATACAGATTGTGTTCTTAGCATTTTTGTTTTTTCTACCTCAAAAGAATATTGTATCAATTTATCATTAGCTACTGTTTTTCTAGTAAATGATGAACTGCTTAATGTTACAGGTGTTACATATTTATTTAAAGCTGAAAAATTAACATCAGTTTGGTAGCCCTCTAATAAATAAACTTCAGGACTGTTTGTTAGTTCTTCAAACATTACATTATCATCTTCTTTTATAAAGTCTGTATTCATACTAATTCTTTCAGTTGCGTTTCTTCTTAATGCTTTTTTGCCGCCTCTATAAGTGTCTAATCTATACAAAGATTCATTCCATGTGCCTGGCAATTGCGTATATGTAGTGCCGCTTGTAGATATGGTTCTAGTTGATTTTTTTGTGAATGTATAGTAATCCCAAGCACCCCATTGATTAAGCCAACAAAGCCTTATAGATTCATAGCCAAAACCATCAGGACAATTAAGTTTTATTTTGTAAAAATCTGTAACTGCAACATTAGAAACATCTCTGCCTACTACACGTATTTCGCCACCCTGTATAGTTCCTGCGGTTACTAATGCTTGGAATGTAGTACTCCAATTTTGCAAGTTAGCAGGAAAGCAACCAAAGAATAAAAGATATTTATTAATCTCACCACTCCATACATCATAGGCTCCATTGCCTAAAGTTCTAAATATAGATTCAGTATTTAACAAAGAACCTGCACTATTATAGTATTGTAAGTCTATATGGTCTAGCTTATCATCTATTGCTAAAAATGCAAGTGTTCCGTAATCTTCTAAATTAGCATATTGTGTTAATGGTGCATTAGTTAAAAATCTATCGCCTGGAGATTGTAAAACAAAATCCGAAACATCAAAACCAAAATCATCACTTGGCGGCACCCCTCCTGTTCCCATTTTTAATTCATCAGTATATTTAACATAACCATTAAATAAATTAAAAAGGTCTGAATTTACTTCAGTTCCTACCTGCCTACGTACTGTATTTGCATCCTGATTCCCTGCTGCATCTGTTGCTCCTAAATATTCTACTGCAAAGACTAAAGCCATAAATCTTATAGAATTGTTATTCATAGAATATTTATCTATCAAATGTAATGGGTGCCTTTCTTCAGGACTTGTAACTGTTGATTTATAACTACTACCATTAGCTGCCATATTATCTGCTTCTACATAATTTTCTAAAACATTACGCAAATCAAACATTCCTACACCTGCATTATTAGGCGTTGTTTTATAACTGCCAACTAAATCATTTGTTGTAGTAGTGTCAGGCGGTGTTGTATCACTTATATGTATATCAACTATGAATTTTACCTTTTCATAATTTGTTACCGCATCAATATTTGATATTACAAAAATAACCTCCTGCCCTACTGGCATTGTAGTGTATAGTGGTTGTTGCTCTATTACTGAATTTTGAACTGACATATTTTTTTATTTTACTGTTGTATTAGGTGCTTTGTCTAAGGTGTTTAATATATCTTTTTTAACAGCCGATAACATTTCTTTGCGAAATCTTTTTAATCCTAACATTAATGGTCTTTGAAAAAAACTAATTCCTTTTGTTCCATTAAACTTAATGCTTCTTGAAATTAAAAAAGCAAAAGATTTGTCTGTTATAAATTGCCCCCCTCTGTTCCCTGCACTCTTCCATTTTTTATCTACCCTACCTCTTATTCCTCTTTTTTTTATCCACCTCTCAATTAATCCTGATGGTGGTTGTTTTGCACGTTTGTATGGTGTGGTTTTTGTTTCGCCTTTGTAGTCTGTATATTTTTGAGCTTTTTTAGTTCCTGAAACTCCCTTATCTACAAAAGTACCATAATCTGCCATGTAAAGTTCTAAAGTAAAGCCCCCTGAATCTTCAACAACCTTAAAACTTAGAGAATTGTATAGATTTTTATCTACATTTTTTTTGCCTTTGGTTAAATTAGTTCTAGCCTGTTTGACTATATATTTACCAAAGCTTTCCAAATACCTTTCAAGATTGCTGGTTTCCATTATATACTAGCTACAAATATTTCTACATCTACATCTGTTGTTGCTGTTGGTCTTACTTCTAATTTAGCTATATCTGCTAATGAGCCATAAGTAGGAACCGCATCTGCTTCTGCTAACATAACATCATCTGCCCTAGCTATAAGGTGTGAGTTTCCTGCAGGTATTAACATTGAATAATTAGAGGCTGTTCCTGCTACTCCAATTTCTATATCATGAGTAGCTGATAAGTTAGAAACTCTAATATATCTCACATTCTCTTTGTCTAATGCTCCTGCACTATCATATACATTTGATGAGAATGTTGCTATCGTTGTTGTTGCTGAATGAGGGCATGTTATTACCCTTTCAAAAGTATCTGTTATATCTGTAACTGTTAAACTGTTTGATGAACCTCTTAAAGCACCATTAATGGTTACACTTTCAGATACTGTTACTACTAAATTTGCCATAATTGTTATTTTTTATTTTTATCTATTTGTTTTAATTTTCTTATCGCCCATTCAATTCCTGATGTGCCGCCCCATGCATCCCACATTAAACCACCACACCCCTCACTATAAGGAACATCTTTATTTTGTTGATGCCTTTTAAAAGAAGCCATACGTGCTATTGTATCTCTGCTTATTGGCTTTCTATCTGCTAATTGTGCTGAACGTGTCCACCCAACACGTGTTCCGCAATCACTACCATTTTCTTCTTTCCATTTTCTTGCACGTTTAGCGTTGTTAGTTGCTGATTGTGGGTAGTCATTATAACTAGCCATTTTAATGCTTACAGCTTCTGCCATGTCTATTACATCATCAAAACTCATAACTTTATTGTTATCTTTGGTGGTATTATTTGTATCTCTACTTTCCATATTCTAAACTTAAACATTAGTATCCTGCTCCTGCATCCGTTACAGGAATATTACAAGTATCAAAGTCATTCATTACTAATATTCCAATTTGGAACACTTGACCGCATAGCAAATTATCAAACCTCTCGCTAAATGGCTCTATTGTAAACTGGTCTTGCGTAAAGTACAAAGGCTTATTAATATCATCAACACCTGCTAATGATTGTCTTGTACTATGTCTTAACATCCCTATAAAATCTGTTGCTATTTCTAAAGTTTGATTATATACTTGTTGCTCGTTGTTTTTATTGTCTATTAGCTTTGTTAATCCTTTTGCATTGTGAGTTTGCCAATTATCCTTTTCGCTAACTAAATCACAAATAAATATTTGAAAGTTATAAGTAAGCTGTGCATCCCCTGTTGTAACATTAACAGGATTGATATGCAACAAAGGCATTTTTTGCATTTTCTCTAAATTAATATCAAAAATATCACCAACAGAAACTGTTTGTATTTGGTCGTGATACTCCCCTAGTCTTGCTAGAGTTTCTATTACGTTGTTGTATGTCTTATTGGTTACTGCCATATTTTACTCTATTTTGTGAATCTAATTCTGTTTCATACGTTAACCATGTTAAACACTCATAAAGATTTAATTTGGTTACTGCTTCTAAATTTACTATTTGCCCTCCTGCTAGTCTATACATCACTCCAAACCAATTCCATTGACTTGCAAAATCTTCAGTTGCTATTGCTGTTTCGTTTCCCTCATGCTGCGAATCAAAGATAACTCCAAAGTCATTAACAACCCCTTTACGAAAATCCAAAAAAAAACCAGAGCAGATTGCACTTGCTCCGAACTCATTTTTTTCATCTCTTCCGCCCTCTTATCTATTTTGCCATCATAGGCCTCAATAGTATAAAACCCATTCTCTCCCTCTTCAATAATTGGTCTGTAAAGAATCGCCATTACATTTGCTAAATTTTGCTGCAAATCATTTTTCATAAAAGCCTCTATATCAGCGTACTCTCCTAATGTTATATCTGATAGGCTAGGATGAAATCCGTATCTCTTGCCATTTATCTCAATTATCTTTTTTAAAGAACTATTTGCCTTTTTTTGTAACTCTGCTATCTTACTTAATATTAATGCTACATCTTGTATTCCTAATTGGTTAATCAGCTTTTTAGGAATGTCTGACAAAAGTGCTATGGTTTCTAATGCCTCTTTACTTTTATCATTGTCATTGATGTTTATTAATTTAATCCACTTCTCTAATGTTACATCCTCCCAACTCTCAATTAATTTGTACTGCTTTTTTTTACCCTTTTTTTTAATTGCAACTTTCATCTAATATATAATAGAAATAGTTAATATTTAGTTTTTTTTATTATCTTTGCCACGTTTTCATTTCTCTTGTTAGGGGGTTGGCGTAATGCCGCCCCTTTTTTATTGCACAAAATACTTACCTGCATTTGGATTGTCTAAGTGATAAATTACGTTATATCTAATGCCATCTATTGCGTGATTGTAATTGTCTATGTATAGCTTAGAACCTTTGTCCTGATAAGCATAGTTGTTCAACTCCTTAGCTATATTAGTTGATTCAGGTGTTATGACTAATTCATAATCTTGCATTCTAGTTATGCCGCTTTCAATAGTTCCTTTTTTAACAGGCTTTATATTTACTCCTAAATGCTTTAAGTCTGCTATTAGTCTAGGCTCTGCTGAATCTGCAATAATAAGCGTATTGCCTACTTTGTCTAATATTAACTTGGCTAGGTCATGGCTCTTTAATCCATTTTTATATATATGCTCTTTTAAATATATCTTCATCTTTCTTTTGTCTATTGCCACTTCTGTTAAACTATCAGGGTCAACACTAAATCCAAAGTCCATGCCGCATGATGTTTGCAATCCATCAGGATTAAACTCTCCTATACTCCAATTATCAAACACAACACCCTCTGCTTTGTCTAGCCATCCACCCATTATTTTGTGTTGGTACTTTTTAAAGTTCCTATGCTTTATAGCCTTAATACGCTCTAGGAAGCTCTTAGAGAGGTTTTCTTTATTGTCTAGGTATGTGCTATGGATATAGCATACATTGTCTTTAACGCCATTAAAACCTGCTTCAACGCCTTTGTCTTGAAAAAACCTATTATATATCCAATGCTCTTTAGTTACAGGATTTAATATTAACACTATTCTATTTTGTATATTCTTTTCTCTAATGCTTAAATCAATAGTATCAAATATATCCTCATCTATTAACTCCTCTGCTTCATCTAATACCCAACAGCTAATGCCTTGTAAAGATTTTAAACTTGCAGTTTGGTTTCCTGCTGAGGTCTTAATACCTCTAAATAATATATCGGATTTGTTTTTAAGATTAACTACCTCTGCTTTGTTTACGCTAAAAATATTCTCATATCCTAATAGTTGTATCTTTTCTAAAAACTCAGGTATTATTGATAGATGTGCTGATACCATTGTGTATCTTGTAAACAAAACCCTAATCCCCTCAGCCATAGTCAGCAAAGTTAAAAATACTGTTACTGCAAATGATTTGCCTGAGCCTCTACCACCTGTTATGATAAAGTATCTAGCATCAGATGTGAATAGCGGATTGTATTTTTTATTCAGATTCAGTTTCTACAAAGTTTATTAATGGCATGTTGATTGTTTCCTCATTTGATGTTACATCTACCCTTTGTTGTGGTTTGCCATAAAAATACTCAAAGAATAATTTTACTGCCCATTGTTCTTTTTTCTCTAATCCTTTTCTAAGTGATTCTAAAGCCATTGGATTCATTGGTGTAAGATTCTCTATTAGCTTTTGTTCTTCTGCCTTAGCCTTACGCCCTGCTCCTGCTCTTTTACCTCCGTGTGTGTTCATTTTGAAATATTTTGATTAATCAAGTCTATATTATATAATAGAAACCTACTTGAATTCATTTGGCAACATTAATCTTATACCTAATTCTGTTAAAGCCCATATTCTTATTTGGTCTGCATATACTTCAAACTCTTTTGTGTTCATACGTGCTGTGCTGTTTACTGTTTGTAATCCTATCTGCCTTTCGTTTATCTCTATGCTTTGCCACTCGCTTGAAAACTTTACTTTTAAAGTATCATGCATTTCATCAGGAAAGTAACCTAACTCTTCTGCTAATGGTTGTACTATACATGACCAATAGTAATTGTTTTGCATATTGCTTCTATTGTTTCTTTGTTTCTTTACTTTTACTATATAATCAGTTCCTAACTCTTTAAGATAATTAAAAAGCGATTGTTTATCCTGACTGCTTTTAATTACGAAATTCATATTGTATATATTTGCGTGTTATACTATTTTCACGTCTTTGCTTAAACTCCTCTTTAAGTATTTTAGTAATCCTTGTATGTGCAACATTAAACTTATTTGTCATTTCTTTTAGGCTGTTTGCATTTGGATTGTTAAAGTAATATTCAACAACCTTTTTTGCTAGTGCCTTTGGATTCTTTGGTATTCTAGGTTTTGTTTTCATTAGTCAAATGATTCATTTATACCTCTCTCTCCTATTAGCTTTTCCTTTGCTCCATCCCACAATTTATCATGTCGTTTTTTTTTACTTAATGATGCTTCTGTTCTTTTAATGCTTGGCATTCCCTCAGCAGGCTCACTATCCATGTATTTACCACATTTACACATTACATCTGCAACCCATTTACCATCCCTAAAGACTATGATTGCTTTGCTTACTTCTTTTTCTTCTCCGCATGAGCATTTATATAATGTCATAACTTGCCTCCTGTTTGTGCTAATCCGCCTGTTCTTGTTTTGCTTTTAATATAAATCCTTTCTAACTCAAAATGTAAATGACTTATTGCTTTGCGTATATCCTGCTCGGCAGGGTTTCCTTCTTTTTTACCTGCTCTTAAAAGATATGTAATGGCAGTTCCTAAATTATAACTATCCGCCTGAAAGTCCTCAACAACTTTCCTGGCTTCTATTTTATAAGTTTTTCCAATATAGTAACTCGGTATTTCTTTATTCATTTTTTATTGTTTTTTATTTTATAATACATGTAACTAGCAAAAGGTGTTCCTAATAATAAAGTCAATAAGCTAGGATGCGGCTCTCCGCAAAGCCCTGTTATGTGTTTTAGTGCTTCAAGCATATTTATTATATAATTTTTTAATTCCATCAAAGCATGTAGATATACAACTACCACAATTTGTAGTAGGGCTGTAATTAGTCATGTGTATAACATTGTAGGTTTCTATCATTCTTTTTTTTGCTTGTACGTCTTTTGCCCTGCCTGTTTTTAAATCTTTCCACATGTCTAATATTTCATCTATTATTTCCGGTGGCAAATCATCAGGTGTTTCTATCTCAGTTGTTTTTTGCCAATACCCCTGCGGACACTCCATAGGTGCTAACCTGCATTTTAATTTCATAAAACATAAACAAACCTTGCAAGTTCCTGTTGGCTTAAAATAATAAACACATGACCTGCATATTTCTAGCCTATCCTCATAAACATTATTTGGCACAAAAAACTTATTCATAAAATAATTTATTGTTTCTTATATAAAACCCATTAGGCTTTAATATCTCTCTGCCATATAAATCATACATTTTATTGATTCCTATTTTGTCTTTGTGTTCTTTTATTCCAACAGTATTCATATTGTATATTACCCAACTATTACCATTAAATATTAACCAATCTTCTATACTACATACCATTACTAAACCATTTATATATATATACACATCATAATTTAATTTTACTGTATCGGTTGGTGTAATTTGTGAAAAATAATAATTCATACCTTGCCCTGAATAACACACCCCATTAGCACAAGCTCCCCACCATACTTCCATAGAATCAGGGATATTAGCTATGTTTGATGTGTCAAGACCTACATTAAATACTTGGCTTTGGTTTGTCCAATATGTTATTGAATCACATAATTGTGCGGAGGTTTTTAATCCATATACTACAAATAAAAATAAAATTATTTTTTTCATTTATTTTTTTTATCAGCTAAATTGTTTTTTAAAATGTTTCTTACTTTGTCTATTGTTGTAAATATACTATTTCTGCTTATTTTTGTTTTTTTATGTATTTTATCTAGTGTGCTGCCCTCTTCATAATAGTAAAGCTTGAACAATTCCCTATCGTACCAATAATCTAATTTATCTAATTCCTTGTCTATTAATTCTAATCTTTCTAATTTTGTGTTATCTACCTCTTCATTCGGAATGTTATGTAAACTTTTATTAACATTATTATCAAAGTATATATTATCATCGTTATAGGTACAACTAAGAGTGTAGATAGAACTATCAATATGTGTGTAATACTTTTCATATTTATAATAAAAATTGCTTCTAGTGCTTGTTAATGCTCTTCTTAAAGCAACCGCACCATATCTTGTAATTCCTAATATTCCATCCTTTTCATATATGCCCTTTAAAATATCAGGATTCATTTGTAAAAAATAAAGCATTAATTCCTGCACCGCTTCATTTACTTTGTTTTCATCTGTTGTTAATCCATAAGCCATTGTTCTAAACTTATCTGTTAATTTAGATATTTCTAAATATATCTTAGTCATGTTTAGGCTCAACTCTATTAAGCTTTTCTACAGCCTCATGTAGCATTTCATCTAACACAACTCTATATGCTCTAACTACTGCCGCATTAGTCTTTGTTTCAACACCTGCAAAAAAGCCATTTGTTGCTACTGATAAGTTAATTGGAATAATCATAATCCAATCGTAAAAGTTGTTTTCATGTGTTCCATTTCCATAATTATTTGAGTACTCTATAATCACATCTACAACTTCTAAATAATTATTGTATTTTGCCTTAGTTGCAACCTCTTGGGCAAATTGTTTGCACATTGTAATATAAACATCTATAATAGATTTGTGTTCTTCATTTGCGTATATTGGTATGTGCATACGCCAAATTTATAATAAATGTTTACTCAATTCCCTTTTCTTTTTTTAAGTTTTTAACAGCTTCTTTGTAATAACTTATTTTTTCCTCATAATCTACCCTAGAAAACTTTTGTATTTGCCTAGATTTAATCTGTAAACTTTCAGCAGTTCCCTCTCCATATTGAGCGTCTAAATTAATACCAAACTGATATTGTCTGCCCTGCCCATAAAGATTATCCGCTATTGATTGAGGTTGTACGTTAATTTCATCCCACCTTGTAGATAAGCATTTCCTAGACATAAAATGTCCTGCATGAATACTCTTATAGTGATAGTACCGCCCTGATGTGTAACACTTTACAAAACCCAAATCATCAGCATCTCTAAGCCTAATGTAAAGACTAAACCATTTGTCTAATTCTTTTTTTAATTTGCTAATTGACTTTTTTACCATATTGATTTTTGCACAAATTGTTTAGGCGGTGCATTGTATATATATTTTGCAATAGTAGTATTTCTGCCAAATCTAGTTTTTTTTGTTAATGGCTTACTATCTATATTATAGCCCTCTTTTCTATGGTTAAATATAATAGCTGATAATCTAGTTGCTCCATACTCTTTTATTGCTTCATAGCTTGTAATACTACCATATGTTTTTAAATGCCATAAAACTGCATCTGATTGTGATTTTACCTCATGTTGTTTAATTGTAATTGTTTTCATTGTCTTATTTGTCTTATTAGCCACATTGCAATAGCTGTTATTAATACCCACCCTATCATTTTAAAAGTTTTGGTTCATCTCTATAATGCGGAACTTGCTTTGGGTTCTCGCCTTTGTCCACCCTTGCTCTAGCATCCCATATAAGCTGCTGATGCTTTCTTAGCCACTTTATATAGGTAGGCACGTTAAAGTGTATAAAATCGCTTGTATTAGGGCTTCTTACGCCTAAATTAAATGCGTTTTCTGCATCTTCAAAATAAAAGTTTTTATACATTCTTTTTAAATCAGTTGCTAGGCTTTGAGCCATTATAGATATTGTATCCTCTTCTACGTTATTTTGTCCTAATTCTATATATGTTTTGCTAACTAAATCAACGGAACACATTAGCAAATCTTCATTAGACATTGTTTTTATTATTCTCATTTTCAAATTGTTTTTTTAATTTTTCTTTTACGTTTATATTTTTCTGTAAATGTTGATGGATTTTACTCATAGTCTTTGGTTTATCCCATTTCTTTTGGCTTTTTTGCCAACGCAATAATCTTAATTTTATTTCAAATGTACTTTGTTTTTGGTATCTCATTTTCTTTTTACCCTCAGTCCAATAGTTAATAAAATCCTCTAACATATCTTTAGGATAATCATAAGACATGACCTCTAAAATAAATTTTTCTTTAGTTATATTTATATTACTTGTATTATTAATACTTGTATTATTACCTTTCATCTTTTTATGTATAGGGCTATCCATCTTTTTCGTGATACCTATACGTCTTTTTATTATCTGCTTTTTAGCGTTCCTTTCAACATTTACATTTATAAAGCCTAATTTTTTTAAATCACTAATCCAACTGCTGATAGTGTTTTTGCTTACTCCATACAATTCAGCAAAATAATTATTAGTTGCGTAACAATACCCTAACTTTCCACTTAATGCAGTAATCTCTCCATATAAAAGTTTTGCATTAGGTTTTAAGTTGGAATACCTCACCTCAGCAGGAATTATAGCATAGTAATTAGGTTTGTCCATTATAACATTTTAACTGTATAGTAATATTTCTCCATTGCAAATTTAATATTTTCTAATTGACTTGAAAATTCAAAATAAGAAGTATTTATATCACAAATAGCCTCGCCACTTTTTACTTGCAAAATAACATCTGAATCTTTAGATTCTTTAACATTGTTTTTTAATAAATACTCTTTCATTAATTTACCATTGATAAAAATTTCCTTTTCATTATCAATATCTTTATATGCTTTGTAAACAGCAGAAAAGGTATCTCTATAAATACTGCATGACCTATATAAAAAGTCATGCCTGTTTTCATAATGATATATTAAACTCCTATCTCTATTTAATACTTTGCCAATAACTTTTCTATGTATATCCTCTTCTGACCTGCCAATATAAGCCGCTACGGAACGTGCAATCTGCAAAGGTCTTTTACGGCTTCTTAATGCTAAAGAGCCTTTAGGCATGTTTAACACGTTTGTAGTAAGGTCGCATATTGCTTTAAAATTTAATTCCTCAGTCATAATTAAAATGGCAAATTATCATCATCTGTTGTTACAAATTCAGACCTGTTATCTGTTGGGCTTTCATTTTGATTTACAAAAAACCAACCATCAATTTGATTATAATACTTTCCGTTATATTCTCGTGAATAAACATTGCAGCTTATAGCAACCATATCACCCTCTTTTAACTTATTCATTTGTTTAACCTTATCACCAAAACATTTGATAGCTATAATGTTATTAAATTTTTCTTCTGTATCTACTAAGATTGTTTGACTTTCCCAGGGCTTACCATTCTTTGATGTTCCTGCTTCTGCTTGTAGTTTTTTAATTAATTTTCCTTTTACTTCCATAATTTTTTATTTTTTAATGATTTCTAAAATTTTTAATAGTTTTTGTTTCTATTTGAGATTGTTTTCTCTTACTCTCTCGCTTTCCCTTTTAAAATACTCTAGCCTTTCGGTATTATCTAAGGGTGTGTTAATACTGTTTTTAGGTGTGTAATTGTCCATGTTTTATAGTTTAGTTAATAAAAAAGAGGGGGGTAGCATTTACAAAGTATAACTGCTGACATTAATAATTAATAATTGCTTAAAACCCCCTCATGTTATTTTTTAAATTCTTCGCTCTCATCTTCGCCTTTGACACCTATTTCATACAAACCTAAAATTTCTAAAGTGGCTCTTGCATATGCTCTTTTCTGTGCCATCTCTAATACATAATGACTATTAGTGTTACCATCTTTAAATGTTTGACCTTTTAAAGCAGAGCCAAATGTTTCAATAGTTTTGTTTCCTTTAGTTGCTATTGCCTTTACTCCTGCAAAATTAGATTCACATTTAACCACCTCGTAATGTATATCAATAGATTCATAAGCATTTATTTTTGCTATTGCACTTCTGGTCAAGATAATATAGTGCTGATGCTTAAAAATATCTTCTTTTTCTAATTCGTACTTTAGGTACATTTCTTTAATTTTTTCTGTTTTCATATCGTTGTTATTAATGCTAAATTATTATCCATTTTATTATATATTTCCTTGTATTCTTTTAGTTTCTTTTTAATGACCTCATTTCTATCTTTGTCATAAAAACGTGAATCTTTTGGCTCAGGCTTAAAATCAAAACCCTCATCTAAATTAAGCCCTGTTAGTTCTATATAATCATCTAAGGCTTTGTTTATCTGTTCTTGCGTTCCAAAGATTCTAATGCTAGGTTCAACTTTTTTAAGGTCTGTAAACCAACCATCAGGCGAAAGCTTTTCTATTGTCTTATATATTTCGTTATTATAAAAATAAAAATCTTGTGCTATCAATTCCATAATTAGTAGTTTAATTGTATGTGAAGCAACATAGAACAAATAGTAGCTGCAATTAATACACTTGTTATTAGCCAAACAGGTATCTTATTTAAGTAATTAATTTCTTCAATATAATAATCATCTATCATATTACGTTTTCCATACTTATCCCAATTTGACATTTGAGTTTTGCTGTAAGAAAAAAATATATCCTTTTCTTGTTGATTCATAATTTGCGTGTTACCGCTTACTTTGTTTGTAATTTTGTAATTTGTTTTCATTTTTCTTTGTTTTTAATTATGGTACAAAAATACAACAAAAAATGATATAAACAAGTTTATTCACAAAAAATATTAAAAGAAATGCTTTTATATCTAGTAAATTTTTTTAAAAAAACTTATAAATTAAGCAAAAGAATGGTAAAAATGATTAAAAAATACAATATAAATACACGTATATTTGTTTGTTTTTCGGTCATTATAGCGGCATTAATAGATTAATAGGTAGTGTTCCGTTATTAAGTATGACTGCACAACCAATAGCAGGTTTTTTACCTGCTCTTGCGTAATTAAAACTTAGATTTGTAAAATTTATGCCTGTTCCAACCTGAGTTCCAAACACCCTAAAATTTCTACCTACATAATGCTCTGTATAACATTGAGTATGTAGATGCCCTTGTACTGTATTCATCATATCAGCCCTGCATTTTGTTCTAGCGGTTCCGCCCTCACCATGCACATATTGCACCCCATCTTGCACATATCTTTCTACAAAATCCCAATTAGGAGTTCCTAATACTTCGCTATAAGACTTTAACCAAGCTGAGGGTATTCCGCCTGTCATAGCTTTTCTAGCAGCCATTCTATCATGGTTTCCTATAATAACTTTTGTTCCAACTTCGTTAAATTCATTATACCAACGCTGCACTCTTTTTATAGCAAAGTTAAGTTCATCACCTGCTGATGGTAAATCAGGATTCTGCTCATGATACGAATATCCTGCGGAATCTACCACATCACCAATTAAGATTACCTGATTACAATTATATGTATTGTATTGTTCTACAACCCATGGCAAATATTCATCTAAATCCCAAGGGCAATGAAGGTCACCGATAACTAGGACATTCCTAGCCTCGGTTTCCCTCATTTTTTCAATTACCGCTATCTCATGCGGCTTTAATCTGTACCTGTTATTACTTCTTTGCACTATCAGCTATACCC